GCTTGCGGTGCCAGTGGTATCCCAACATCCGTCCGTGGTCAGGCTGTCGGAAGTCCCATTCCCGTTATTCCCGACGCGATCAATGTCAACTCGGACGGAGCAGACGACATCAGTGTTTGCGCTAACGACATTGTCGACAGTGTAGAAATCGAAATCGGAGGACAAAAAATTGACAAACACTACGGTGATTGGCTTAACATCTGGACTGAATTGTCCACACCAGCATCCAAAAACGCTGGTTTAGAAGAATTATTAAATCTTAAAAAAGGTAAATACTCCTACGTTCCCCTTCAGTTTTGGTTTTGCCGCAACCCCGGTCTCGCGCTCCCCCTTATTGCTCTTCAATACCACGAAGTCAAACTTAACATTGAATTCTCCAAATCTAAATCAGGTGGTTCATGCACTGGCGCTATGTGCGAATTAACACCAGACAGTGGTGACTGGTCCACAGCATCCCTCTGGGTTGATTACATCTACTTAGACACGGACGAACGCAGACGTTTCGCTCAGGTCAGTCACGAATACCTCATTGAACAGCTTCAGTTCACCGGAACGGAAACTCTTACAAGTGGTTCATCCTCAAGTGTCCGCCTTAACTTTAACCACCCAGTTAAAGAACTCATCTGGCGCGCAACTGGTATGGTCGCACGCACCGACACGGACAAACGTGTTGACCTTAGCAATAACCCAATTATTGGTTACAAAGACGAAATGGTACCGTGTACAACATTCCTCGTTAACGGTTTCAGCGCTGGCGATCGTCTCAAAGTAGGTGATCTGCTCACAGACACCGCACTTGGTACGGCAGCCACCTGGGTCTGTTCCGTTTTATCGATCTCGTCGAGCGCAGGAGTATCCCAAACCGAAGTCAAGGCAGATAATGACATATTAGTCGTTGAACATACACTTGCGAGCATAGGTGCGGTAACCGCCGGTATCATCGCGGAGGACGACGCCCTCTTCGTAAATGGCGTCGCCTCTGGCATCGACGTCCACACCGTTACTGCGGCATCGTTTATCCAACATGTTGCAAAACCAATCTTCAAACACTCAGGTGCTACAACCGTCTCCGGTACAGATGCCACCTCAGGTGCCAACCTCTGCGCCTCCATGCAGTGGTCCGACGTCACCCTCCAACTTAACGGTCACGAACGTTTCTCTGAACGCCACAGTGAATACTTCAGACTTGTTCAGCCACTCCAGCACCACACCTCAATCCCAGTCGACAGTGGCATCCACGTTTACTCGTTCGCCCTCAAACCAGAAGAACACCAACCTTCCGGAACATGCAATTTCTCAAGAATTGACAACGCTGTTCTCAAACTCAGTGGCATGGGATCTGCAGCAGGTACTTCAGACGAAGGCGGAAACACCGTTGGCGCTGGCGCAACATTAAGAGTCTATGCCGTTAACTACAATGTCCTCCGTATCATGAGTGGTATGGGTGGTCTCGCATACTCTAACTAAATTTATTTATTTAAGATTTATTTATTTATGTTTATAGAATAATTAATATTATTCAAATATATAGATTTTAACATTTTATTTTTTATATTTTAATCATTAATCTAATATTATATTTAATAATACTATTAGTTTAATTAAAATTTTTTCTATATGTATAGTATATATATACGTCATAAAAAATGGGAGGAGGTTTATTACAATTAGTTACTATTGGGGCTCAGGATGTTTTTATTTCTGGAGATCCACAGATCACATTTTTTAAATTAGTGTATAAACGTCATACTAATTTTGCTATAGAATCAAAATCGCAAATATCAAATAATAATATATCTTCAGGAGGAACAACCGATATAGATATTAAACGTGAAGGTGATTTAATCAATCATATGTATTTACGTCTTACAAATCCTACAACTACAGATACTGCCGAAACATGTAATACATTATCAAAAACCTTTATTACCAATGTTATTAATCAAAATATATATGTAGAAAATGCTAGTAAATTTAGTAAACATATGGACATTATGATTACAGCAGGTGTATACAGTTCTACTACAACACCGAGATCAGTATATAGAACAACCATTATCGATATAGATTATGATTCCAATATTTTAACCATTACGGGAAAATATCCAGTTGTTAAATATAATGCTGCTTTTTTTACAACCGCACATATTCTAGATACCGATTACAAATATAGTGATGGTTTTATTATCGATCAAACTACTGGAACAGTTTCAGCAGGCACAAAATGCCCCTTTCAAGTTGTTGAAGTTCGCGGTCATAGCGCCAATGCTAATGGAACAACCAATACTTGGACAGATTGTACTGATTTATGGACGGCAGTAAGTGGTGTTCGTGGTATTTCAGGAGATATGTATTCAAGACCAGTTCTTCAAAGAACTCTTACAACTACTGGTGCTACAGGAACTACCGCTTTAAAAAAAGGTGCTACTGTATTCCAAGCAACTAGTGGTTTCGTAGGTATTTTGTTATCAGATTTGGCAGCAGCAGGTAGTCAAAATATTACATTATCTATTTTAGTTGGTACATTAAATACAGCTGAAATTTTATTATCAGAAAAAGCAGACGGAGGCACCGCTGTAACCGCCATTGCTGCGGATGCTTTTGGAACAGTAGCTGTAACAAATGGTTTCAGTAATGTTAGTGCATCAGGTTATGTAGTAGGTGGTCAATCTCTTGGTGGCGGATCACAAGCACAAATCAGCTCAGGTCTTCCATATGACATGATTTTACCTACTGCTAATACAGGTGCAACGACTACATGGGCATCAACAAATGGTGAAGAAAGTGCATGTTGTGCTACAAACGTTAATGCGTATCAAATGATTGATAAGATAGAATTATTAATAGGGGGGACCGTTATCGATACAATTACTGGCGATTTAATGGACATGTGGAATGAATTAACGATTAATAATGGCAATAAAGAACAATTTAATTTAATGACAAGTATAGAAGAAGGTAAATATTCGTATTTACCATTGTATTTTTGGTTTAATAAAAGTCCTGGACTAGCATTGCCGTTAATTGCCTTACAATATCACGAAGTTCGTGTTCGTATTAGATGGAATTCTAATTTACCCGTTAAATCGCAAACAGCAGAATTATTTGTAAATTACATTTATTTAGATTCTGCAGAAAGACGACGATTTGCACAAAGTACCCATCAATATTTAATAGAAGTTTGGCAACACCAAGATCCTCCCCTTATTTCAGACACTACACAGGCACGATTAATATTTAATCACCCTGTTAAAGAATTATTATGGAGAGCGCAAAAAAATAATGGAAACTATGTAAGTTGGGATCAAATTACATTAAAATTTAATGGTAGTGATAGATTGAGTACGCGCCACAGTGATTATTTCCAAAGAGTACAACCTTTTTATCATCATAGTGCCATACCGAATAAGATTCACGGAATACATTGTTTTTCTTTTGCAATTAAACCGGAAGAGCATCAACCTTCTGGAACGTGTAATTTTTCAAGATTAGATAATGTTATTTTAACATTAAATGGATTACGTAAATATGATGGTATTACAACAGATAATTTTACTCAATTTAGTGGTTCAACAACAACCACTACAACTATAAAATTAAATGTATATGCATTAGCTTACAATGTATTAAATATTATGAGTGGTATGGGTGCCTTAGCCTTTGCAAATTAAATATTAATACAATTATGTATATATATATTTTTAATTTGATTATTTAAACATAAACAATATAATAATAATATTATTATAATGATTATTAACATACAGCATCATAGCTATACGTTAGATAAAGACCCCTATGAATCCGATGACGTGTTTTATAAGCGATTTTGGTTTATTGTATCCCAGCAACCTAAAAATAAAACAGAATTTAAAAAATATCTAGAGTACTCCTATATATATGTCAACATACAGTATCATAAACTATCCTATGATTCCGTAATTATGAAAAATATAAAAAACTATTCAAATAATTTACATAAAAAAATAGATATTTAGATTTATAAAAAAATTTTAGGGTGCGTTATTTTTGCCCTACACGTCGGGCATTTTTTTTTATGAACCGTTTGTAACCATTTTTTTAAACATTGTTTATGAAATATATGTCCGCATAGAGTAATGATTTTATATTTTTTTTTACGATTGATACATAACTCTCCATTTGAATCCAAACAAATTCCACATACATGTTTATTTATATATTTATTTCTAATAGATGTAATTTCTTTATTATGTTCGTGATGTTCGTGATGTTCGTGATGTTCGTGATGTCCTTGTGTAGTATTTGTGTTGTTTTTAGTTGTAAATAAGAAATGTATATATTTTTGGATATATGAACATAAAGAACACGTCATAACGCTATGATTCGCATGATTCATAGTATATATATATATATATTACGTAGTATATATATTATGAATTATAAATTTAAATTTATACGATAATGAATGTATTTATTCTTGCTGTATTTGATAATCCTTTTTAACAAATCTAGGCATTAAATATCGACATTCATTTGATATATTTAGTTTATTACTAAAATGTTGTCGCATAAATTGTAACATACGTTCTCCTGATCGAACAACACCGTAATTATCTATAAAATATTGTCTAGGCGTATAGGTATCCATATTTTTAAGTAATATACCTAAATTATATTCAAAATCATTTAAATCGTTAAAAAATACACCGGTTTGTTCATTTACATATTTCCATCCACCTAAAATATTTTTATTTACAATAATAGGCAAATCTAAACATAGCGCTTCAGTAATTACACGCGGAGACGCATCTGCTATGCTAGGAATAAATATAAACTTAGTTTCTTTATATTTTGTAACTAAATCATTCCACTCTAATTTGTCTGTAAATTCTAAGGATTTTTTACATATAGTTAATGCTTCACACCCTTTACGTCCAACAATTAAACCCTTTAATTTAAATTTAGTACACATTATATTAATACAATCGAATGCTAAATCTAAACTTTTATTATAAGCAACCCAGTCATCTTTTACACATTTTTTTTCATCTTTATCTGTTTTATGACAAATATATATAAAATCATATTTTTTTTTAACAGAAGTATCAGGTTTAAGAGTTTGTTCGTCAGCAAAATCGGATTCAGATAATAATAATCTTGGTTTATTTGGACTAAAATAATTTTCAGGATCTTTAAAACAATAAAACCAACCATCTAAATTATTTTTATAATCGAATTTCCAAGATTCGTGATTTTTATCATTATATACATCTAATTTATTAGATACAATATTAGGAAATTCTAAGTAACTAGTCATTCCTAAAAATATAATTTCATCTTTGTATGTCTCATAATTTTTTTTATCAGAAGTATTCATTGGTGCTACAACAAGAGCAGCATTTATAGCAACACCTTTATCATCATATATATTTACTATATTATCTTTAAATTGTGGAACAGGTTGTTCCGAGGTTTCTTCTTCTTCGTCTTCGTCGTCGCCTTTGTCGTCGCCTTCGTCGTCGCCTTCGTCGTCGCCTTCTTCTATTTGTTTCTCTTCCGATTCAAAATGTTCATTTTTAGTATACATTTTACGATAAACCTCTATACATTTTATAATAATATATACGCATATTGGAATTATAACTAAACTTAAACTTAACATTAGAAAAAATCGCATAAATAAATAAAGTATCTATACTATACATAGATATTTTAATTATTTATTTTTTTATTCAATTTTTTTATTTATTTTTTTTCATATATTTTTAATTTACCCATATTCTCATAGTTAGACCATTTATTATGTTTTTTAATTTGTTTAACAAATGGTTGTGATTGTTTATGACTA